ACAACAACTCACGGCGTGTCTGGAGCTATTGTCGGTACAAGCGATGCCCAGACTCTCACAAATAAAACTCTTACATCGCCAAACATCAATGAAAACGTAGCTCTTACGGCAACAGCGACTGAGCTCAACATTCTTGATGGTGCAACGCTTAGTACCACGGAACTTAATTACGTAGACGGCGTAACATCTGCGATTCAAACACAGATTGATACGAAGGCGCCAACCGCAAGTCCAACATTTACTGGAACAGTGACACTTGCTGCTGATCCAGGTTCTGCACTTCAAGCAGCAACAAAGCAGTATGTTGACAACGTTGTCTCTGGAGTAAACTTTCATGAGTCAGTAGTTGCAGCAACAACTGGCAATCTCGCTGGAACATACAACAATGGAACCAGCGGTGTAGGCGCAACAATTACAAAAGCAACAAATGGTTCAATTGGAACTATTGACGGTGCAACAGTAATTGTTGGAAGCAGAATTCTTCTCAAGTCGCAGACTGATCCAAAAGAAAATGGTATTTATACCGTTACCGCAGTTGGAAGCGTCAGCGCTCCTTGGGTGGTAACCAGAGCAACTGATGCAGACAACAACCCATCAGGTGAAATGGAAAATGGAGACTTCTGCTTCGTAACTGGTGGTTCAACTAACTCTGGCTACGGATATATCAACAACTCTACTGCAAGCCCAATTGTTATTGGAACTGACGACATTACGTACGCAGTATTCAATGCAGCTCAAGTTGTAACTGGCGGCGCTGGTCTTGCATTTGATGGAAACATTCTTAATGTTGGCACTGCGTCTACTGACAGAATTGTTGTCAACGCAGACAACATTGATCTCGCCTCTGGAGTTGCCACAATCGGCACCTACAAGTCAGTAACAGTTGATACCTACGGCCGAGTAACTGCTGGAACAAACCCAACAACGCTTTCTGGATACGGCATCACTGACGCAGCGCCAATCAATAACGCATCATTTACGGGAACATTCTCTGCTCCTTCTGGAACTATCACTAGCACGATGATTGCCGATGCCACAATTGTTGACGCCGACATTTCAACAACTGCCGCAATTGACCTTGGTAAACTGGCTGATATTTCAACTAACGCGCAAACAGCAAGCTACACACTCGTCTTGGCAGACAAAAACAAGTTGGTTGAAATGAGCGTCGCTTCTGGGAACACTTTAACAGTTCCGCCAAACTCATCAGTTGCATTTCCAGTAGGTTCTCAAATTAGAGTTCTTCAAACAAACACTGGTCAATGCACACTTACTGCAGGCGCTGGTGTTACGATAAATGGTACGCCAGGTCTTAAGCTTAGAACTCAGTGGGCATCTGCTACATTGATTAAACGAGCAACAGATACTTGGGTAGCAGTAGGAGACCTTTCAGCATGAGCATGACATCTGGTGACGTAGAGAGTGGCGGCAAACAGCCGACTGCACCTGTAATTGGTACGCCAACTCGGGTATCGAGCACTGTCGCTTCAGTAGCTTTTACTCCGTCAACATATACCGGTAAAGGCACAATCTCTTACACAGTAACTGCAAGCTCTGGTCAAACTGGAACTGGATCTTCAAGTCCTATTCAAGTCACTGGGTTAACCGCTGGCTCAACAGTTACTTTCACTGTCACAGCTGTTTCAGTTACTGGCGTTCAGTCTAGCGCATCTGGCACAAGCGCATCGCTTGTCATGGGTATTGCTCCGTCTGCTCCAACAATCGGAACAGCAGTCATCGTGCAAAACGTTGATAGAAATATCGACGTCCCATACACTGCAGGATCTACAGGAACATCCGGCTCTGTAACGTACACAGCCACTTCTTCTCCTGGTGGAATTACAGCAACTGGTGCGTCGCCAATTCGTGTCTCTGGTCTTACAGCAGGCACTGCATATACATTTACAGTTACAGCCTCTACCGTGTATGGAACTGCTACATCTTCTGCATCTAACTCTGTGACTGCTGGTAACAGGCCATCAAACCTAACGGGTCTTACTGCTTCAAACGATAGCGTGGGTGGCACATACAGTGTCAGTGTAGGAAGTTTGACTCTTGGAACGGGGGCAAACACAAACTTCACTTTTACCGCTTCTACTGGTCAAACTATCAGTACAGGCAGCGCCACTCCAAACTATTCGTTCTGGGCGTTGGATCCTCGGGGCACCGCGCGAACATTTACGGCTACAGCGACAAACGCCTACGGTACGTCGCCAGCATCTACTGCGTCTGCGGCAGTAGCAAACGGTTACAGGCCGGGAGCGCCCAGCGCAAGCTGGAGTGATTTCAGTATCGCTGCAGGTAACGCTCAAGTAACAGTTACTTTTGCGCTAGTCTGGCCCAACGGCGGAACCGGAGCACAGACATATACTATTCGCATATATAGAACCAGTGACAGCGCTCTTATTAGTACTAGCAGTGGCAACGCTGCCTCACCGGTCACTGTCACTGGTTTGACAAATGGCACTGAGTACTTTGCCCAAGGTGTTGCTGTAAACGCCTATGGCAGTAGCTTAACTTTCCAGACAGGTAATGCCACTCCTGTTGCTCCTCCGTACTTTCCTCCTTATTTCCCCCCGTACTTTCCTCCTTACTTCCCGCCGTACTTTCCTCCTTATTTCCCCCCATACTTTCCTCCTTACTTCCCGCCGTACTTTCCTCCATTCTTCCCGCCCGGATTTAAGTAAGTTTAATGTACGAAACTGCTGATCCAAGCAATATCGTAGTCTTAGAGAATTTTGTATCGGTAGAGCACTTAAAGCTAGCTCACGAGTATTGCAAGACTATAAAAGACTGGTCGCCAAAGTCTATTGCAGGCACAGACAAAATTAGTCCAGCAACTGCAATGAAAGCGAGTAACCCACACCTTTACTCTATAATGCTTGAGTATTTAGAAAAAGCTCAGATGCTTATAGAGTATAAGTTTGGTAGAAAAGTCGATCCAGCAGTACCTGGAATTAGGCGCTGGGACGTGGGTGATCTGCAAGAACCGCACGCTGATGGAGAAACGTTTGACGGCGTTCCAACTGAAACGTACATGGACGATTACGGATCGATAATGTATCTTAATGACGATTACGAAGGTGGAGAAATTAGATTTCCAGCGTATGACATTACATACAAACCAATCGCCGGTACTTTTATATTTTTTCCGTCAAGTACATACTATGTGCATGAAGTCCTGCCAATTACTTCCGGAGTGCGGTTCACGTCTCCGCACTTTTGGATCCCTGTGAAACATAAAATGCTAGTTAGAATGACAGAAGAGCGCTATGAAAATCAGACCGATATACCACCTACATATACCGAGGACATCTGGGACTGAAATTCTTAGAGAGCTTGAAAAAGTAGAAGCCGTTTGTGCTCAACGCGCAAGCGATCAACGTGGCTTTGCCAAACTTCAAGTGTATGTTCCAGGAGAGTACGAGTTTATTCTTCCTCCAGTTTCAGAACTAGAAAATTATAATTTTTTTAGCGGGCATTTCGCTGCTAATCCGGTGCAAGATTTCGACAATCCTGTTGTGTTTGCGTTAGTGCGGGAGCCTGTTTCCCAATACTTAAGCACCATTACTTATCGGTGTTTACGCGATGGCGTCGTCCCCACGCGGGAGCTTGTCGACAAGCACATCAATAATTACTTTTATAATTTGGATGTTCACGAGCCACTGTTTAATGGTGCGTCGAATACGCAATCAAGATTTATGGTGTCTAGATTCGTAGAAGTGTACGATCCGTACGCTGACGCTACGCGCAGTGTTTTCGAAGACAAAGAACTAGACGTAGACGAAGTCAAAGACTTTGTTGACAACCATATTGTTGGAACACTCGCCTGCCGAAATCAAGTCATTAGCAAAGTAAACGTCTTCATGCTAAAGCAGTTCGGTGTTAAACTTAACTCAAATGCTGCTAAAGTAAACGCTTCTCAACCTATTAAATTCGACCTTACAAATAGTCAGCTTAAAAAGATAAAAGAAAAAACTCAAGTCGACGAAGAAATTTACCAGTACATAAAGATGAAAGAGAATAAAAATGCTAAGCAACTCTAGCAATGCCCCCTGGGATGTCGCACCAGGCCACTTTGGCAACTCACGAGACAACATTATTACTATTGACAATTTTATTGACTTAGACGATCTTAAGATTATTCAAGAGTTTTGCCCAACTATTGACGAGTGGAACAACGAAAAAGAATCTGTCTATGCTGAAGATGGCACATGTCTCTACGACGCAGACTACTGGAACGATCGCCAATGTAGTACTGATATTCTTGAAAGAATCAATCCGCAGGTGTGGCATATTATTGATAAGTACATTGACAAGATGCAGCGCGTGATCGAAGATCACTTTAACTGCAAGGTCAGTAAGCGTCCACCAGTGATTATGAAATGGCGTCCTGGAACTGAACAGCGCCCGCATGCAGACAAACAGCTTAACGATGGCCAGCCAAATGCGTTTCCAAGCTACGATCTCAACTCTCTATTTTACTACAATGATGATTTTGAAGGCGGAGATCTTTTCTATCCAGATCATGATGTTGTAATTAGACCGCAACCAGGTCTGGCTGTCTTACATCCGGGTGATATAAATTATTTGCATGGAGTAACTATGGTCACGAGTGGGTACAGATACACAACTCCTTCGTTTTACACAGTTACATCGTTTAATTAGAAAGAAATACATGAACACTCCAGCAAGCCCAAGCCACATTAGAGTATTTAATGACTTCATAGAACCACAAGATCTTGCAGTGCTTGACGATCTCTGCAGAAACAAGTCAGACGACAAATGGTGGAACGAAAAGAGTGTGCCAACGGAAGACTATATCAACGCCGCGCTTGGCACATATAAAGAACAATGCGCGACTGTTCGCCGCGAGTGGGGTAACCCTAACTTTCACCCTCTACTCAAAAAATACATGATCAAGTTGAAACAAATGATTAGCTACGAAGCGGGGCACCAGCTCGTTCCTATCTTTGACTTTTGTAGAATGGAAACTGCTGTAGGCGGTTTTTGCCCCGGACACACTGATTCAGAAGGAATAGGCCCAACTGGGACAGCGTTCTTGCCAGAATACTCACCGCTGCATGTCTATGAGCCTAATTTAATTGACATGTCAGCAAACATTTACGTCAATAACGATTTTGTAGGTGGCCAGTTGTACTTTGAACAGTACGGAATCACAATCGAACATGTGCCGGGCCAGCTTGTGTGGTTCCCCGGCTCGCATGAGTACATGCACGGGGTGCATGCTATAGAAAGTGGCAGTCCACGTTGGAATATCATCACTCACTTAGCAAGACCAAAGCTGATTGAACTACATAGCAACGCATACAATATGTACTCCGCGCTGACAGATGAGCAAAAAGAAAAATTTCCAGCAGAGTGGAATGTCGACACACATATGCCTCGCGGCGCGCGAGGCAACTACGACTACGATTATGTTCATGAGTAATGCCGCAGATAGGTAACGTCCATAGAGTTCCAAATTTCTTAAATGCTGCTGATGTCAAGGCCGTGCTTGAGTACAGTGCAAAAGACAACGTATTGCAGCAGAGCACATCAAGAGCAATAGTACAAGCTGACTACAATACAGAAATTGCTGATTGGACAAAAGCGTATACTAAGAAAGTAGCTAAAGAAGTCACTGATGTCTTCGGGCTAGACGTTGTAGATACCTGTGGCACGGCACTGCGCAATTGGTATCCTGGAGAAAAGCAAGATCCGCATTCCGACTGTGAGTCAATCTTTTTTGACGATCCAGAAACTGGAAATACTGTAATGACACCGCTAAACAATTTTTCATCGATCTTTATAGAATACGCGGCGCTGACTTACCTCAATGACGACTATGAAGGCGGTGAGATCTATTTTCCAGATTTAGATCTAGAAATAAAGCCAAGCCCGGGAGAACTCATATTTTTTCCTGGAACACAGCATTATGTACACGGAGTTAAAGAAGTTACTTTTGGCAATAGATACGCGTTGATGACGTTTTTTACTACTCCAAAGCTAAAGTACATCTGGAAGACATTTGTGCAAGACCGTTCAGACATGGTAATCATCGATCGCGACGAGCAGCAATCTATGAATTCGTCTGGAGTATTTACACGCCAGAACATGCCAAAATCTATGCTTGCGTATTTTCAGTAAATAAAATGATGAACATAACAAGGCACAACGTAAATATTTACGAAGTAGATGGGCTTGTGACATTAG